CGGTGACCGGCGAAGCCGGAGACCCAGACAGTGTATCAACACTCACGGGAGCCCCACTCGGGGAACAGATGAACCCGGAACTGGTACACGCCCCCGTGGGCGTAGCTCCCCCGGACCCACCCATCGCGCGAAAGGCGGAAGCCAAGGACCCCGCGAAGAAATAGCCTCCCTTTCGGCGAGGAATCAAGGAGGCCGTGATGGCCGAATACGAAGGTAACATGGAAATAGCCTACTTCGGGTTACACCCGACCACCTCTGCCCCATTCGGCGGGGCATCGGTAGCGAGGCCAGACCCCGGCGTAACGTACATTACGGTTCAGGAAGACAATCTTCTCTACACGCTCACGGGGGCGACAGTGGGAACAGGGCCGATGAACCCCGAATACCCGCTCCTGACTGGCGTAGTGCCCGAGGTGATTCCGTAGTCATGAACGCTTTGCCGTCCGACCTAGTTCCTCTCCCGACCGCGCCTTACCCGGAGCGGCCGGTGAGCTTGCCCCTCGACACAGAGGAATGTCGGACGGCAATCTGGCTCGTGCGCGGGAATATCACCGAAGCCGCGAAAATACTTAAGGTAACGTCGAACCGTCTTCGGACGTTCGTCACGAAAAGCCCCTACCTTTCGGCGGAGATGCAAGAGGCGAAGGACCAGTTGGTCGACATCGCCGAAGACGTCGTGTACGACGCGCTCACCGACGACGAGGACAAGGGGCGTAAAGACACCATGGCCAGATTCGTGTTGACGAATCTTGGAAGATCGCGCGGATACGGGGTATCCAGCAGCGTCAATATCAAGAATACAGGTGGCGGAACCATCATAGTTCAATGGGCTGACGGAACTAACTTCGGTGTCTCTCCGGGTGCCGAAGACGGTGACCCTCCTCGGAACGGCCACCCCGAGGAGGGGCTCCTCATTGATGCGACCCCCAACGAGGCCGCATGATGGAAGCCGTCGCCCTCCCAGAGGTACCGGTTGTAACTATTCCGTACCGCCAACGGAGTTACTTCCGGCCCCTCCACAGCTCCAACAAGCGCTGGATATTCGCGGTGGCCCACCGCCGCGCGGGGAAGACGGTCGCGCTATGCAATCAGCTCATCCGAAAAGGTCTCGAAAACTCAAGACCATTTCCGCCACCGAGATACGCCTATATCGGGCCTTCCTTCGCGCAAGCAAAGGATCTCGTCTGGGGCTACATGAAGCACTATACTTCGACATTGCCGAACGTTCGCGTGGTGGAGGGGGATTTACAAGTAGTTCTGCCGAACAAGGCGATGATAAACCTATACGGAGGAGCCGCCGCCTACGAAAGAATGCGCGGGCTCTATTTCGATGGGGTCGTCGCAGACGAATATCCACTTCTAAACCCGTCAATGATGGGCTCCGTGGTTCGCCCGTGCTTAGCGGACTACCAAGGATGGGCTGTCATTTCGGGGACATCAAACGGGGATGACCATTTCCACGAACTGAAGAAGCGTGCCGAACTCGAAACCGACAAGTGGGACCTATTCAGCTTGCCGATCACCGCGACCGGTGAAGAAGCGCTCCTCCGAGAAGAAGTCGAGGAGATGCGGAAGGACATGACTGCGGACGAGTTCGCCCGCGAAATGATGTGCAGCTTCGACGCACCTGTCGAAGGCAGCTATTACGGCGAGACCCTCAACGAAATCCAGCTCGCCGGACATATTACCGGGGTTCCGTACGACGCTTCTGCCTCCTGCTTCACGATGTGGGACCTCGGCATCGACGACGATATGTTCATCTGGATCGCTCAGCGGGTCGGACGTGAGATTCACGTGATCGACTGCATACAGAATACGGGCAAGGGGCTCGAATTCTATGCCAACGCCCTCAAGGCCAAGCCTTATTTCTATTCAGTGCATGTCTTGCCACCGGACATTATGGCTAGAGAACTCGGAACTGGCAAAAGTCGGTACGAGATTCTCCTCACCATGCTTCATGACATCTTTGTATGCCCCGGACATCGTGTTGAAGATGGTATCGCTGCCGTTCGCGCTACCCTCAGAATGTGTTTTTTCGACGCATTGAAGTGTGATCCCGGTCTTTCGGCGCTGAAGAACTACCACCGCTCTCCGAAAGGCCAACCGGTTCACAACTGGGCTTCCCACGGTTCCGACGCATTCCGCGTGGGCTGCGTAGCCCTGAACCACATAGCGACGTATCTCGGCGCTTCGGGTTCGAACGTGATTCCCCTCACGGGGCCGCTTCGGCGCAAGCTTAGAAGGATGATGTCATGAACGTCGTTACGCCTTCGCCGCTGCCGAATGTCGTTGATAAGTACGAGATGCCGGTCGAGCGTATCTTCCAGAATTCCGGCGTGGGTGGGAATAATCCCTCGCTGGCCGGGGATATGGAAGATGGGGGTCCGTACGGGCAGACGATTCGCGAACTGATCGACGACGCCAAGAGTTTTGAGGAGAGCACCCTCGCCCCCGACCGCGAAGAGAATCTGCAGTATTTCTACGGCGAAATACCGGCCGTAGAGGGCGAAGGAACCTCCACAGCCATTTCGACGGACGTTCGCGACACGGTGATGGCAATTCTGCCCTCCCTGATCCGCATCTTCACCAGCGCCGAGCACGTCGTGACTTGCCAGCCGAATTACGCGGGGCAGGAAGAGGCTGCGAAACAGTGCACGGATTATCTTCAGTATATGTTCTGGGACGACAATCCTGGCTTCCTGATCCTCCACGATATTATCAAGGACGCCCTCCGGTGCAAGATCGGCGTCGTGAAATGGTGGACGGACACCAATAGTGAGGTCGTCGAACAGTCCTATAACAACATCACCGAAGAGCAGATTCAGCTGCTCATCTTTGAGAATCCCGAGCTGGAAATCATCGACGCAGTTCCAGCAGAGGGTATGGAAGACCCTTCGGCTAATACTGGGCCTCCTCCTTCCGAGATGGAATCGGGGCTTGCCCCCGACCCTGCCCTCGGGGGAGAGTCCATGATGCCGGAGGGTCTTCCGCCAATTCAGACGTACGAGTCGATCACGGTACGCTTCACGAAGTCGAAGCCCCTCACGAAGATTGAGTCCGTTCCTCTCGACGAGTTCCGGATTGACCGTCGTGCGAAGACCGTCGAAAGCGCCCGACTGATTGGCCACGATAGGGTTACTCAGGTTTCGGAGCTGATTGAGGCTGGCTATTCGATGGAGGAGTTGGAGCCCTACTTGGGAGCCACTTCGAGTTTCAGCACCGACCGGCAGTACCGGAACGAGGGGATCGACGAGACGAGCGTTCAAGCGAACCTCGACATTCGGTACGGATGCTATTACATTCGGATCGACAAGGACGGGGATGGCATCGCCGAACTCCGAGAGATTCACACGGTCGGCGACAACCACGCGATTATTCACGACGAGGTAGTCCAGAATGTTAATTATGCCGTCTGGTGTCCGGACCCGGAACCCCACACGCTTGTGGGCGACACTCCAGCCGAACTGGTCAAGGACATCCAGCGCGTCAAGACGAGCATGCTCCGGGGCGCACTCGATTCTCTCGCGCAATCGATCTGGCCTCGTACGGTATACAACGAGACGCTCGTCAACACCGACGATGTTCTGAACGACGAAATCGGCGCCGCCATTCGCACCAAGGGCGATGCGATGACTTCGGTACAGTCGCTCCAGCACATTTTCGTCGGGCAGCCCGTCTTCCAAATGTTCGAGGTGATGGAGGTTCTCCGTCAGCAACGCACAGGAATAAATGACGCGTCAAAAGGTGTCGACCCGAGGGCCTTGCAGTCGACGTCCGTTCAAGGGGTAGACGCGATCGTTACGGGCGCACAGGAACGCATTGAGCTGTGCGCCCGTATTCTCGCTGAGACGGGAATGACTGCCCTGTTCAAGGGTCTCCTCCGGGAGTGCGTCAATTCGCCAAACCAGAAGCGCACCATCCAGCTTCGGGGCAAGTGGGTAGACGTCAATCCCTCCACCTTCGACCCCTCGATGCGGATCAAGGTCAATCCGACCCTCGGGAAGGGTTCGGACATGACCCGGCTGATGGTTCTGCAGGATATCAAACAGACCCAGTTGATGGCGATGGAGAAATATGGGGTCGACAACCCCCTCTGCGGGCCGATCGAGTTCCGGAATACTCTCACGGATATGTTGGCGCTCGGAAACATCAAGAACGTCGACCGGTACTTCAAGGAAATCACTCCGGAAGTGCTCCAGAGCATCCAGCAGGCTCCGAAAGAGCCCGATCCGGCCCTTCTGCTGGCTCAGTCCGACATGGAGAAGACCAAGGCGAACGTTGCCAAGGCCATCGCGGAAAGCGACTTCGACGACCGCAAGCTTCGGATGGAGGACGACTTCCGGCGCGACGAACTCAAGGTCAAGAGCATTCTCGACGCCGCCAAGATCGAGGCGCAATTCGCTTACGACGTTGACGAACTGGAGCTTTCGGCGGCGCAGACCGTTCTGGACGCGGCGAATGCAGATGCCGACCGCGAGGGTGCGGACATGGATCGCCAGATTGGCGTTGCCACTGGAGACGCCGATAGAATGGCCAGTGCAATACAAGGAGATACCGACCGGGAATTCAGCGCGGAACAGGCACAGGCGGATCGCGATGTCGCTCAAACAGCTGAGTGATTTCGAAGTAGACGAGAGGGCTTCGGCGGCGCAGGTTCTGCTCCAAGACCGAAACTTCCTTGCCGCGATGGACGATATGCGGGAGGAACATGTCGCTACATTGGAAAAGGTTGAAGTGGGCAGCTTGGAGGCTTCTTCGGCGCATGCGGGGTTGAAGGCACTTATGATGCTCAAGGCGCGGTTAGCAGCGCCAATTACAGAAAAGAAGATGCGCGAGAGAACAGGAAGGACAGCAAATGCCCGGTGATGGACTAGAAGACGCCGCAAAAGCCTTCGACGCGGATATCGCGAGCGAAGTTCCTTCGAACCGCCCCGCTCCGGGACCGAAGAAGGATATCACCGATGGACCGCCCGAGCGGTTGTTCGGTGATGTCGGCGAACTGGAGGTGGACGACGAATCCCCGGCAAAGGGCGGTGGCGATGACGAAGAGCCGAAAAGGGCCAAAAAAGACCCCGAAGACGACGACGTGGATGTTGACGAAGACGTCGACGATGAGGCGGGAGATGATGAAGAAGAGGAAGAGGATGGCGAGAACGCTGAGTTCCTCAACCAAGAAGTTGCTGTCCTTGTCGATGGAGAAGAGCAGACCGTCACCCTGAAGGAGGCGCTGGACGGTTATACGCGAACCCAGACCTTCCACAAGCGCATGAACGAAATCGAGGAGGCGAAGCAGATAATTGCCAAGACCGCCACCGATGCCGTTCAGAACTATGAGTACTCGGTGGGGCTTGCGAAGCAAATTGAGGCGCACCTTGAGGCATTGGTGCCGCCCGAGCCCAATTGGGACGAGGAGTTCAAGAAGAACCCCATTCGCGCCCGCGAGATGCAGAAATACTACGACCAAGTTCGTGGCTTCAAAGAGACGATGAACAAGCAGTTGTCAGAAGCCAATCAGAAGATGCATCAACAGTCGGTGGTCCAGTTGAACGGCTACGTCGAAACCGAATCCAAGCGGTTTGACGCGAAGAACGCCAAGAATTGGGCGGCGGACCCCAAGAAGAAAGGCAAAGACCTTCAGGCGATGCGGCGGACCGCACTCTCCGAAGGATTCACGGAGGAAGAAGTTTCACAAGTTTACGACAGCAGGATGCTTCAAGTCCTGTTGAAAGCATCGAAGTATGATCGAATGATGGCTTCGCGGCCTAAGCCAGTTACGCTGGTCGCAAAAGGTGGCGCAAAGAAGGTTGTTCCCTCTGGCAGCGGCTCCGCTCGTGCGAAGACCGCCAACAAGGGGTTCACAACCGCGATGAAACGGCTCAACAAGACGGGGCATATTGAAGACGCCGCCGTCGTGTTCGACGAGATCATCGGCAGGGAAGGCAGAAGGCGCTAAAGGCAAGCCGTACGCCCACAGAGGCATCGGCGGATTACATCGGAATACCAGTCGACCGATCAATGCAAGGGCGGCTGCACTTTCGGTGTTCCTGACGGCCCAGAACCCACTGGAACAGGAGAATTATTATGCCTAAGGTTGCAAATGCTTTTACTACCTACGACGCGAAAGCGAACCGGGAGGACCTGTCGAACTCGATCTACAACATCGACCCGTTCGACACGCCTATCCTTTCGCTGAGCCGTCGCCGGAACGTCAAGAACCGGACCTTCGATTGGCAGACTGAACACCTGCCGACCGTCGATCCGAACAATGCCCAGATCGAAGGTTTCGAGCTGGTTCGTGGTCCTTCCCAGCCGACCGTTCGGCTGACCAACGTGGCGCAGATTTCGAAGCGCGATGCGACCGTTTCCGGCTCGCAGGAGGCTTCGGACGCCGCTGGCAAGGGCTCCGAAATGGGTCACCAGATGGCGATGGCCTCGAAGGTCCTCAAGAGCGACATCGAGTCCATTCTGTCTTCTCGGCAGGCTCGTGACGATGGCTCCGCTACTCTTCCTCGGAAGACGGAAGCCATCGCTCACTGGCTTGGCAGGGCGCTTGACCGGGCTGGAGCCCCGGCTGGAGCGGTGATCGGCGTTACTGCTGGTCTTCCGACCCTTGCCACGGATGCGTTCGCAGCCGTTGCGGGCGCTTCGCAGGTCGCGATGACCGAACTGCTCGTCGGCGATGCCATGCAGAAGGCGTACACCAACGGTGCTCGTCCGGACACGATGATCGTTCCGCCCGCTATCAAGCGGACGGTCTCGACCTTCGAGGGTCGTGCATCTTCGCAGGTGCTTGTTGGCAAGACTGAGGTCGTGGCGACCGTGGACGTTATCGCTACCGATTTCGGTCGTGTCAAGGTGATGCCTTCGCTCTGGATGCCGACGGACATTTCGTACATCCTCGACGCCGACTACCTCGCGGTTGGATACTTCCGGAACTTCCGGCAGCTCCAGATCGCGAAGATCGGCGACGCCGAAACCCGCCTGATTCTGGCGGAATGGGGTGTCGAAATGCGCAACCCCCTCGCCCACATCCTCTTCAATGGTGTGAAGCAGGGCGACGTCATCGGCGGACCGTAGTTCCTCCCGCGAAACTTGGGGCGGCATCTCGCCGCCCCCTTTTGAGGAGTTAGTAAAATGCCTCCGAAATCAGAAGCGCAGAGGGCGGCAATGCATGCTGCCGCAGCCGGGAAATCCACGCTTGGAATTCCCAAGAAAGTCGGCAAGGAGTTTTCGAAAGCCGACAAGAAGGGCAAGTTGCCCATGCGGGTATCGAGGAAGTCAAGAAAATGACTCCAATAGTTATCGACCTGTCGCATCACAACGTTATTCCTGAGAGCCTGCATGAGACGAAGGCATCGGGGATTATCGGGATGATTCACAAGGCCACCGAAGGCGTCACGTACCAAGACAACAAGGTAGACGCCCGTGAAGCGTTGTGCCGGGATGCCGGAATGCTGTTCGGGCTCTACCACTTTATTCGCCCCGGAAGCATTACGCAGCAGGTCGATAACTTCATGGACGTCTACGAAAGGTACGAGAATAGAGATGTCCTGATCGCGCTGGACTACGAAGATACCGGCGTGTCGCTTGATGATTGTGTGAACTGGCTTCTGGCTGTCGAGGGCGAGACGAAGAAGAAGCCTGTCATATATTCCGGTCACGTGCTCAAAGAAAAGTTGGGCGGGAAGCAACACCAGACCCTCAATGGCGGAAATTACCCCCTCTGGTTGGCGCAGTACGGCTCGAATGCCACGCTGCCTCCCGGATGGTTCCGATACTGGCTGTGGCAGTATACCGACAAGGGCGAAGTGCCCGGTGTTACGCCGCCGACCGACCTCAACGCGGGCGAGATAGATGTCGTCCGCGCTTATTGGGTCACAACCACCGTACCTGAGGTGAATGGCATGGATATTGGCGAAGCTGTCGCCCAGATGCGGAACGGCGCGAAAGTTACGCGGATGGGCTGGAACGGCAAGGACATGTGGCTCATGCTTCAAGTTCCGGATTCGAACTCGAAGATGACCCTTCCTTACGTCTACATGAAGACGGCGCAGGGCGATCTTGTACCGTGGCTGTGCTCGCAGACGGACCTCCTCGCAACAGATTGGATGATTGGATGAGCAACACATCGCCTCCCAATAATAGTGGTGGCGTTGCGGGTACAGTTACAAAAACAGCAGACAAGATCGTAGATACGATTGGTTCACCAGTGTTGATTACTTTGATCATTCTGGCCGCTGGCGCGATTGGAGCGATCATTTGGATTTGGGACAAGCAGTCTGAGCGCAACATGCACGGCTACATTAAACTGGTAGACGAGTGTCTGCCGAATAGGGAGAAGCTGTGATGATCGAAGCTATCCTCGTTCTGCTGATCTGGATTTGCGTAATCGCGGCGTTGATCTACTTGGTGTATTACGTGCTTACCACAGTGGTTGGCCTCCAGATTCCGGCCAAAATAATGCAAATCGTCTGGGTGATATTCTTACTTGTAGTGTTACTTCTCATCCTTCGGACGGTATTGCCCAGCCTCGGGGTCAACTTGCCATAGTTTGGGTTCATACGGGTACTTGACAACGCACGGGGAGTACTGCTATGGTGGAAGTTCGGCGCGTGTACCGCGATTTGGATGGGGTGCGCCGAACGGCCATTTGGGACACCGACGACCCATCGAAGATGACCGTCAAGACCGAAGTGGACTTGACGCAAGCAGTGGAGAATAATCACGCATTAAGAGAAATGCATCCTAGACGTTCAACGAACAAGCTCGTTGCACGAGGGGTGCCACTCACCGTCGCCGAACAAGCGATACGAGAGCAGTGGGACGATCGAGACTGGGCTAAGTGGCTCGACGACCCCGACAACGCAGCTTTTCGTGTTTGGCAAGGACGGGTGGGTAAATGACAGCGCTCTCCGACCAATGTGATGTAATCCGGGGCTGGTTGGCCATCGGCCCGGATGTGTACCCCGATTCGGTGGTCACTTCATGGATCAGAATGGCCGAAGAGGCCATATCCAAGCGTCTCCGGGTCAAAGAAATGATCCAGATCGACGTTGGAACACTCGTTCAGGATCGTTATCTTCTCCCCGATGACTGGCGCGAGATGGATTTCGTCCGCGTGATCGGGGGAAAACCGAGAAGGTATGTCCCCCGCGATGATTATTACAATACCGACCAAGAATTTGCCGATGACCAGAAGAATTGTTACACTCTGGTTGGAAAGTATATCATTGTTGGCGGTGTTGTTTCTACCGCCCCTATTCAACTGGAGATTTCGTACTACCAAGACATCCCGCCGCTCGGGACGGACCCGAACTGGATTCTGACGAAATCCCCCACCCTTTACACGGTCGCGACCCTCGGTATCGCTTCGATGTATGCCATCGAAGACGAGCGCGGACCTTTGTGGCAGGGGCAAACGGATACGCTCATCGACGACCTGAATGTAGATCACGCTCGGAGTAAGGCCAGCGGTTCGCGGCTCACTCTCCGCCATCGTAGGAGCTTCGGATAATGCCCCTCGCAACAACTGGTGAAACCACTGTTCTGGGCGCTCTTCTGGCGGCGCGATTCATATCCCTCCACACTGCCAATCCGGGCAATACCGGAGCCAGCGAGGTTGCTGGTGGGGCTTACGCCCGACAGGCGGCTACCTTCGCCAACGCGGGCAACAACCCGACCGTCGCTTCCAACACCGGAGTGATTCAATACCCGACGGCTACAGCCAGTTGGGGAACCGTTACCCATTTCGGAATATGGACGGCTGCCTCGGGAGGTAGCTTTCTCGGATACAACTCGGTGGTCACGCCGAAGACCATCGACATCGACGACATCGCTCGGTGGGAAATCGGCGCCCTTACGGTATCGACCGACTAATGGCTTCCAAGTACGGCAAGCATAAATACGGGGCTAACAAGTATAGCTCATCCGTGAGGGACCTCTCCGGGGTCCTCATGAGCTTTACTGTTATTCCGGCTGGCCACATTACCGCCGCTAAGCCTATGTCGGCCAGTTTGTCGTTCTCCTTCCCGATGACGGCCAAGATCACCGAGCTGGAACTCCTGCAAGGGACCCTCCCTGTTTCGGTGACCATCCCCACCAATCGCCTTATTGAGTTGGAGCGGCTGTCCGCTGCGTTGGGCGTGTCGGTGTTTATGAACGGCTCACTCGGCGAAAGTGAGCCGTTAACCTCTAATCTCACGTTCGCGGTATCCGTTGCGGGCCGACTGGTCGTCTACAACCACTTGTCGGGCAACTTGCCGTTCACCGTTACTGTAGATTCGCCCCATTTGATCGGCCTTGGATTGCTCGTAGGCAATCTAGTCTTTGATGCCTCTCTTGCCGGGCTGCTTCACACAATTCATGGCTTCCGGGGCGGCATCGACGTTGACCTGTTGATGCTTGGTATACTCAAGCGCACTCGTCAGATAAGCTTTGCTGGCGATCTACCCTTCCAAGTCATTCCGCAGGGGCATTTTTCGCTGCAGTTCAATCTCAGCGGCGATCTACCGTTCGAGGTGTTGATCGGCGGCGGCGACAGCATTTATCTCGGACCATTCTGGGACCCCGACGACCCGGTGGAAGACAGTTGGACGCCTGACACACCGAATAACGGGCCGTGGGTTCCCGATACCCCAGTTGAAGATGGCTGGACGCCTGATACCCCGAATGGCGGTGTGTGGACAGCCATTCCAGATGAGCCAAGTTGGAGCAACTAAATGGCTGACACAACCACTACAAAACATGGCTTTGTGAAGCCGGAAGTCAACGCTTCCGACGATACTTGGGGCGCGAAGCTCAATACCGATCTGGACCAGATCGATGCACTTATCAACATCGAGGCGACCACCACCGAAGTGCTGACCGGAACCGCTGCCGACAAGGAGGTTACTCCGGACGCGTTGGCGGCGTTGTGGGAGCTGGGCGCTTCGGTGGCGGCGGCAACTACGGTTACGCTTGCCGAGGGCGGGGTGTTCGTTATTACCGGCTCCGGCGCGAACATCACTGACATTGATTTCGCGGTGGCGAAGGATGGTCGGCAGGCTTTCATCCAGTTCGCGGCTGCCAACACTCTCGTGAATAGTGCTACGTTGCAGCTCCAAGGCGGGGCAAATATTGCCACCGCCGCTGGCGATTGGTTCCTCGTTATTCAAACAGGTGGCGATCAAGTCAATCTCATTGATCTTCGGCTTATCAATACGGCTATTTCCGATGCGATTACTGCGGGGCTTGCAACGAAGCAGCCCCTCGATGCGGGCCTCACTGCTCTAGCAGCGCTTACTCCCGCTGGAATAGTGGCGCAGACGGCGGCGGATACTTATGCCACGCGCACGATTGCGGGTGCGGGCCTCGCTGCTGTTACCAACGGCGACGGCGTTGCGGGGGCTCCTACTGTTACCGTTACGGGCGCGACAGCTGCTAACATGGAGGCGGTCGCGTCTGGTGTTGTGGTGACGCCGAACATCCAGAACCGCCACCCGAGCGCAGCGAAAGTGTGGGGGCGGATAGCTGGTTCGGGAACGCCCGCGATTCACGCCTCCTACAACATGACGAGCCTCACCGATAACGGGGTCGGCGACACCCAATGCGTTTTCGGGACCGATTTCACGAACGATAAATACGGTCTATCGACGACCGCGATCGGAACGACGCCGCGCTTCGCCTCGTGCGCAACCGCACCGGGCGCGAATTATCTGCGCATACTTTGCTATAACGATTCTGGCAACCTAGTCGACGCAAGCGACGGGTACGGATGGACCTGTTTCGGAGACCAAGTATGACCAACGGTGCAGACGTTCGCGAAATTACCGACACGCCAACGGCCGCTTACGACGTTCATGTCCAAGTTTGGGTCGGGATTACCCGCAGCGATGGCGGGACCTCGGTTATGGGCTTCATTACCCACGCCGAAGGCAGTGGCGGGATTTACGATAAGCCGGCGACCGACGAGAACATACAAGCCGAGGTCGACAAGACCTTCCCGCCTGACGGTCCGGTTACCGCCGTTTCTTGGACTCGGCTCGCCGGGCTTAACGCTAATCGAACCTTTCGCAATGTTTGGAAAGTGACCGGCGATAGTGTCGGTGCTCCCTTGCCGGTGGCGCGAGCAGTGCAAATGTTCCGGATTCGCACTGCTAGGAATAAAAAACTCGTCGAACTTGATGCGCTTTGGCTCAAGCTATTCTCGCAAGGAGAGGATGTTGCGGCGGTCAATGCGGCAAAGCAAACCCTGCGCGACCTTCCTGCGCTTATGCAACCGCTCGTCAATGCTGCCAACACCGAGGACGGAATCGCTGCGGTTTGGCAGGA